TAAAATCTCCGCCGTCAAAATAAGACTGTGCGAGATAGAAAACATAACGATGGTTATCTGGTTCATAATTTTCGTTATCTGGATTTGTTAAACAATCAAGAAGTGTTTCTGCGTCCTTTAGGTACTTCTTTCTCCACTGTTCTTTTCCGGGTTCTTCTTGTTCTCCCTCTTTAAGTTCAACCTCAAACTCTTTGGTTCTGTTACCCATAGTCCGTGCGTCGATGTGGTAGTCTCCGAGCAGACGGGCGACTGGACCATATTCCTCTTTCATGTCTGGGCAGTTTGCATATTCGTGAATTACTCCAACATACTCCCAACCAATCCCATTTTTAAAAATCTGATTTCTCCACCACTCAAAATCACCACGGTTAATTTTAAGCGTATACGCTGCATGTTCTCCAAATTGCGGCGGGTATCTAAAAGTACCCTCAACTTTATCATCAGCATCAATTACCCATGAATAATCAGCACCGCCAATATCAGCATTGCGAAGAGACTCTGTTCTTGATTTACCGAAACCTTTCCACGGAGAGTCATATACAGTTCCGGGGATATTATTTTTCTCTCCCCACTCACGGATAATTTCTTTAGTTTTATCAGTTGATCCGGTATCTGTAATATCGTATCGATCAATGTATGGAAGCATGGAGTCCAGACATTCGTGGATAATATGTTCTTCGTCTTTAACGATCATGCATAACGTAACGGTGGGTCTAGACATTGGATTCCTCGCAATAGTAATTAATTGTTTTTTCTAGTTCTTTGTCCATGTCTGCTGTGAAGACAAATCCTAGTTCTGAAAGTTTGGTTGAGTCGATGCTGTATCTAAAATCATGTCCTAGTCTGTCGGGAACATATTCAATAGAAGATTCATAATCAACATCCATCATTGTACATATTTTTTGTACTAAGTCAACATTTTTCATCTCATTTGATGTAGTAAAATTGTAAATTTCTCCAAGACATTCTCCTTGTAAGATTTTATCACACAAGAAAGAGACTGCGGATGCAGTGTGTTCTACAAAAGTCCATTCTCTGATCTGTTGACCTTTTCCATAGATAGGAATCTTTTCTCCACTCCTTAGTTTGTTTAGAATGGTTGGAATGAACTTCTCACCGTTTTGTCTTGGTCCAAAATTATTAGATGGTCTTATTATGGTCGATTTCATACCGAATGTGTTTTGATATGCTGATATCAAATGATCCGCTGCTGCCTTTGTTGCGGAGTATGGGTTTCTGGGATTAAGGGGAGCGTTCTCGTCGAACGAAAACATGGTGGTCACTCCATAAACTTCATCGGTTGAAAAGTGTAGTAAAGGAACATCATGCTCCCTGATAACACTAAGTAATCTGTCTGTCTGTACCACGTTTGTATCGATAAACTGCTTTGAACTCTTTATTGAGTTATCAACGTGTGACTCTGCTGCCAGATTCACGACAAGATCAATGCCCTGCATATCGGCAGAATCAACAGAACCAATGTTTTTTTCACATAAAGAAAAAGATTCATTAAGTTTTTCTAATACTCTAATATAGGGGTTCGCGGCGTAGGTCATTGCGTCTATGCCAATAACTCTGTGACCATCACCTATAAGTTTTTCAACGACATGTGTGCCTATGAATCCAGCACACCCAGTTACCATTATTCGTCCCACGAAATCACCTCATTGTAAGAAATACCCGAGAGATCCTTCTCTGAGCATATCACTTCATCTTTATTTAGTTTCCATTTTATAGAAAGATCTGGATCAAAAACATTAACAGTTACCTCATGTTCTGGACTATAATAATCTGTACACTTATACATGAACATCGTGTCCTCTAGAGTCAAAAACCCATGAAGAAAACCGGGGGGAACCCAAAGACTCTCTCCTTCTCTAATGTCAAAAGATCTAACTACACCAAACGTATCTGATTTCTTTCTGATATCAATGACAACATCTTGAACTTCACCAGAAATCACGGTGACAATTTTACCCTGAGGCACCACCCGTTGGTGATGTAGTCCTCGTAAAACACCCTTCTTTGAGAATGAAAGGTTGTCTTGGACGAAATCAACATCCCAGTCAGACTTGCGAAACTGTTCTGTGAAGTATCCACGTTCGTCTGAGTATAGTTTTCTCGGAAGGATTCTTGGTTGATCAATCATTGTTCACCAATCTGTTTGCTAAAAGATATGTTTCCATTGTCCCGGCATCTGTCCACCAACCACTCAAAAAGGAAAAAGAAACATCACCTGTCTCCATTAGACTTGCGTTCACTGAAGTGATTTCTAATTCATTTCTATATGATGGTTTAATTTTTTTAATGACATCAAATACGACTGGTCTATACAAGTATATTCCAACTGCGGCATATGCTCCCATAACACCTTCTGGTTTTTCAACCAACTTCACTAGTTTTCCATCATCAAAAGTTCCGACACCATAACGATGTCCATCAGGAACATGCTTGAAAAACAAATGACAAGAATCATTGCCTTGTTTAAAACTTTCGACATGATCTGTTATGCAATCTGAGAACATGTTGTCGCCTAACAAAACACAACACTCATCTGTACCCACAAAGTCTTCACACACACCAAGTGCTTGTGCAACACCTCCGGGTTCATCCTGAACTTTATAGGTTATATTGCACTTGTATTTTTTCCCGCTTCCGAGTAGTGCAGAAAAATCACTAACATATTCTGGGTTGGTTACAATTACAATATCAGAGATGCCTGCTTCTACTAGTTTATTAACGCACCGAAGAACCATTGGTTCACTTCCAATCGGAAGTAGGTGTTTGTTGACTGCAACTGTTAATGGATGTAACCGCGAACCGGTTCCTCCTGCTAAAATAATACCCTTCATAATTACCTCAAATATTGTTTAAATGGGAAGTTCTTTTTACGCAAAGATTCCCTGTCTAGGTTGTGCTTTTGTATTAAATGATCCAACTCCGCAACCATCACTTCATCATTATTATTTTTTTGTGATTGACCTGAATGTAGAGTCATTGAAACATAAGATTTATCGTTCATGTAATGTGGTTCCCCGTATGCTTCATACATTCTGTAATAGAAGTCACAATCCATCGCCATACAAACGGCATTATCAAAACGATGCTCTGGTTTATTGGTGAATGCAATCGCAGTAGGAGAACTTAGTCTATTTGCTCCCAATAAAGTATCATGGTTGTAATATGGATTTTCCTCTTCTGAAAAATGCCAATCAGATCCTCTGTCGTTTCTGTAATGATTATACTTGAACGAATACCATTCTTTGTTTAATTTATCATGCTCTCGTATGAGAGTTTCTATAGTAAAATAATCAAAAACGAAATCGTCTTGGAAGATCGGTTTTATCAGTTCACCGCAAGAATTTTCAATACAGTTGTTTGTGTTGTGGGACATGCCGGTTCCCTTTTCGTTTTGAAAATACTTAATGTCCAGTCTAGACGAAAAGGATTCAACACACTTTTTTATGTTATCAACATCACTCTGATCCGATACCACAACCTCAAAGTTATCCGATGTTTGTTCAGTAAGATACTCCAACGACCTTTGTAAGAATGTGTCGCCGCCGCCGCCGACATAATCATATGTTGGTATACACACAGATACTTTAGGCATTTTTGTTTTCCATATAATTATCTAATTCTTTTCTACACTCGTCGTAGGTTTGAACCATTCCCTCTCGGGTTTGCCACATCCAATCCTTGTATAGATTTTGTTCCAACGCCCAATACCCATCCGATTGTTCATGCCTTGCCCAATATTTTGGTGCTATAATATTTTCAATGGTATCACTTGTCCATACGGGGAAAAATGCAAAGGTTGAATTTGAAAGAATAACATGCTTTGCGTTTTTGATTATAGCATAATCTTTCCCAACATCAAAGTGATGACACGGGAAATCTGGGAAAAAACTTTTCGCTGTGTGTACATCATCTGTGATCACCATAAAGTTCATGTCTGATCTGAGTGTTCTCATATTCTCTATTGCATGATTCCAATATCGTTGACTTAAGAAAGTAGGACCACCAACGTATTCCCCGCCTCTGAAATTAATAATGCACAAATTGTCTTTTGTAAATTCATAGGTATCGTGGTCTGGTTTAATTTTCAACCACTCTTTAATTTCGTTTTTGTGGTGACCGAAATAATCTTCAGACTGCATTAGACCCATGATAATAGTGTCATCTTCGATCTTCTTTAAAACGGAATCGCTTCCTCTAATATCACATCCAATGGTAGCATCATGACTGTTGGTTGGGACTTTCATACGAACACATTTTTCTTCATATACTCTTTTGATATTACTATCAAAAGGAACCCCCATGTCTAAGTCCATCCAATAGATTCCGTTTGAATTGAATCTAGGATCACCCAAAGCACCTTCAGGGTTGTTAATACAAAAATCATAACCGTTGTCTTTTGCAATACAACGAGTAGAAACGTAGCAATAAAGTTGATTACCTAACCCCTGCCCATAAAGAATATTTGTTGCAAGCACTTAAATCTCCATAATTAAGTCAGAGAACTTTTCTCTGTTGTCGATAACATATCTAGGCATTGATTTCTCAACAGGAAGCGGGACGTATCGCATTTCTGATCTAAAGAAAATATCCTTACCTTCTCTCACTCGTTGTTCAATATTGTTCTTAATAAAGTCATTATTGTATTCCTGATGACCCCAACTTTCAACTTTTGTTTTGATAAAATCAATGTTGCCTACTGCCGTGAAATGCCAACCACCATCATTGACGCTTTTGGTTCCATCTTCTCGCAGTAGTCTTATTTCTCCTACTGATTTTTCTCTAGCACAACTATACCTAAAAACTTTTGGACCCCACCAGTCATCTTCTGATGGACTGTTTAGATTCAAATAAAAGTGAAACATTTTTTGTCGTAGTGCGTAGATGGTATCTGGTTCACACCAGTCTTTCACATCCACAAGAAGTTCGGGGTTGGGAATCTCGTCCAGATCACCAAAAATTAGAATGTCATCATCATCAATATCCAACATTCCAAATTTGGTAAATTCACGGTGCTGGAAATCTCTGCACCAATGTTCGAGTGACCATGCTCCCTTGTGGTCATGGTTGTGAAAATGATTTTGAATTTCTTCATAGACTGATTGTTCTCTAGGATCATCAAAACTTAGAGGAAAATCAACACGATCAGTGTTATGGTGTTTTACATGGATGATTTTGTCATGAAACTTTTTGAATCTTTCTTTGTTTTCCTCATAGTAAAATGGTTTAGGGTTTCCGGAAAAGGTATGGTCGCACTCACTGATAATGAAATGATCAACATATGGATCTAACGTGTTTAGTCTAATTTCAAGAAGATCTAATTCATTAAAAAACAAAAAAGCATCGTAAACTTTAGTCATGTCATGCCCACCCTAGCGGTCTGTTGTTATCTTTCGTTATGATCTTTTCTAGACAAAAGAATCCATTTCCATGTGGGTATGGTTTAATCCATTTTTCTTTAATTGCACCGAAAGAATAAGAAAAGTTTGTTAACCTAAGACCACATGATTCACACATTCTAATCCACCACTCCTCGTCTTTTTTAGTGACATGAGTAACATCAACTTCATACTCTCTAATTCTAAATCTGTCTTCATCACCGAGCGGAATGACAAAGAAAAATTGTCTCCCTCTTTTGGCGATGTTTGTCAGGAGTTCGGGTAGATCTCGTTCTTCGACATGTTCGAGAATATCTTTACATATGATTAGGTCATAGTAAGAATCTGTTGGTTTAGAGATATATTCTTTTACTCTAGGGTGACAGTTTTCAATCGCATAGTCACTGATATCCTCTCCACATGCCTGCACACCAAGCATTCTGAGAGCATGAACAAGATACCCCTTCGCACATCCGTAATCCAAAACAGAAGACGTTTCAAAATAGTTTTTAATTTCAAGTGCTTCTGGAATTGACCTTGTAGGCATCCATTTATAATTCTCATATCCAGAGATGCCCTTCCGGACACCATCCTCATAATACTCACGGGTAAATTGACTCATAATAAAATTTAATCCTTATGCAAATTGGTTATGTTCTGTAGTGGTTACGATGTCATCGATTAGTTCGTTTTGCATCGCATACTTACAATAATGACACGCATGATGTCTACGACTTGGTGGGTTATTATAAAATTCCTCAATACCATCAATATCACAGACCATGAATTCTGACTCGGGAACGTAGTTGTAATTATTTTCCAAAGAAAGTTCAGCGGATGGACATGCGTAAATATATCCATCAGTAAAGAGGAATGGTTTCACCATATGCATGTAACAGTGATCG